TATGTAATACTTCTGCGTCTGTTACTGTTGCTTGTTCTCCTTTAATAATTAATGTACCTTTATCTACCGCAATATCAAGGCTTTCTTTACTAAACCCTGCTACCGCTAGAGTGATAATATAGTTATCATCATCTAGTTTAAGTAGATCATATGGTGGAAATCCACCTGCATTAATTGAGTGTGCTTGGTTTAATCTGTCTAATTCTCGATTAAATCCAATAAAAAAAGGATCTTTAAAAAGATCCATAGCGAACGTTGTTACCATTTTTTCTCCTTTTCAGCGAGTTAATTTATATCCCCGTTAGGCGGATACCATACTAGTATATCATATCAATTAGTGCATAAACTGAACTATTGAATATCTTAAACCACTTGTAACTGGATATACACAATGTTCATACATAAAATTAGATGGAAATAGAATAAGTTGTTTTGGAGATGGTTTAATTTTAAAATTAAATTTAATAAACTCTAATTCTCCTCCATCATAATCGTCATTAAAATAATATAATAATGATACTGTTCTTGGTGTATATGGAGAATCATCTATGTGTTTTTTAAATTCTCCACCAATATCATATTTAAACAATAAAGGGCTTTCTTTATCTAATATAAATACATTATTTTTTCCTAAATAATTATCAATATAAGGTTTTGATTGATTGGTAAATTCAGTATAAAGTTTATTCATTTCTGATAAACAATTTTTATCATTTTTTTCTAAATCTAACACTTGTGTTGTTCTTGTTTGTAAATCTTCAGTATCTTCTGCTTTTTTTACTACTTTTCCAGTCAACCATTTTGGATTTAATGAAAGTATATTATTTAAATATTTATCAGAATCTGTAAAAACATTATCAAAAATTTCAATTCCTGGAGGAACATTGTTTATCATTTTTACTCCTAAATGGTAGATTACTATTATAACACAAAAGGCAGGGAACTTATGTTACCCTGCCCTAAGTGTTGGATTATTTACTTCTTTTTCTTTAGAAGAGAAGCATATTTCTTTTGTAGAGCCTTAAGGTCTGCCTGTGCTTTTGCAAGGTCAGCCTTTGCTTTTGCTAGTTCTGCATCAAATGCAGACTTTGCCATTACAGAAGTCTTTTGTACAAGATCAACAGTGCCTAGAGCCTGAGCAAGTTCTGCCTTTGTTTTTGCATGTGCATTCTTTTCTGCAGAAAGTTCTTCAGTAGCCTTTGCAGCAACGGCCTTAAGTGCTGTTACTTCAGAAGCAAGATCTGAAACAGTAACAAACTTAACGGTTGATTTCTTTGCAGCATCAAGACCATCTACATCAGTAGGCACTACTGGAAGAGCAATACTAATTGCTGATTGACCAGAAGTTACTGGGAACTTAACGCTAAACTTTGAAAGACCAGTTGTAGCATCAGACGCAGTAGCAGCAACTTCAATTGTTGCTCCAATAACGGTAATTGCTGGAGTGGTTCCACCAACAATATTACCAAAAATATCTGTAATCTTAATTGTATTTTCTACAATGCTTGCAGTACTAACATCAGATTTAACTGTTGCATCAAGATTATATGCTGTACCTGCTGTACCCTTTACATAATATGTAAGAGTGTTTGCACCATTAACAATGGTAACAGTTCCAACCTCAGTTGTTGTTGTATAAACAAAAAAGTCTGCCGTATTTCCAGTACCAACATTAATGGTTAGTGTATTAGAGCCTGACTTTGATGTCACTGGTGCTGCTGCAGTATGAAGTGCTGGAACTACGGTTGCCTTAGTTGTTGTAACAACTACTGCTGTACCTGGATCAACTGCTGTAAGAGCAAACTTAACTGCATCTGTAAGTTCCACCTTATTATCTGCTGGAACTGTAGCAACTGCTGCTCCTGCAATTGTGTTAGCATCGTTATCTGGCGCTGCATTAACAGTAACAGTAACTGTTGGAACCCCAGCATGTGCTGGCGCTACTACTGCCATTGAACCCAAAAGTGCTGCAGACACAATTAGACTAATTTTATTGAATGATTTCATCCATTTCTCCTTATTTCTCATATTTTTTATCCAACCTGTTGGCTAGAATTCTATTATAGCAGATATATAGAATCTGCGTCAAATTTTTATAATAGGTTAAATTTACCTAAAAATTCTTGAACATCTAGTGGCATCTGCATATTTCTTTTTTCTTCTCTTTCTCGTAATTCTTGTTTATTTCTTTCTTTTGTAGCACTGCCCCAAGTATGCACATCAATTTCTAAATTTAAATCTTTTTGTGTATGTGCAATCGCTCCATATACTGCACCACAAACTGCATCTGCTAAGTCTTTAGATGATTTACGTGGATGGTCTACTCTGTTACCTTTCATAATTTTTAACTCAGAAAGTTCTTGAAGCAATAAATCAATCTGTGGCATTGCAACTCTTTCTTCATAAACCATCATTGCTAAATCTTCATAATGTTTTTTAGCAACTGAAACTGTGTCTGTTCTCATTCCAACAGCCTTTAATTCATTTTGAATATCAAAAGATTGCCATCTATCAAATGAAACAACACCAATATTAAATCCTTGTCTTCTTAAATTAATAATCCATTGTTTTACTTCAGATAGGTTTACTGGTCCCTCAGTTTTTGGCTCCCACCATGCAACCGCATCTACAATTACAACTGGAGCAACCTGTTGATAATCTTTAATAACCTGTATGTTAACCCATTTGTCAACATGTGCAATTGCAACAGCGCACTTATCATGCTTTTGTGCAAGGTCTGCATGTATATAATAAACTTTGTCTGGATCTGGCTTAAAAGATTCATCAAACCTTTTATTAGAGTCTAATGGATTTCTTAATGTCATACATTTAACTAACTTATCTTTTTGTTTAAAAAATGCATCAGATGAGAATGTTGGCATACAAAGAAAACGCATCATTGCATCACCTAAGTCTGTGTAGAATGCAAGTTTAAAGTCTTCAATGTTTCTAGTTGGGTTTACTTCCCATGTTGGTCTTTTTAATGCAAGAATTCCTGGAAACTTATATGAAATAATATAATCTTCTTCCCAAGAAATTTCAAAAGAATTGTCTGGAGTGTCTCCTAATTCTGGATTTAAAATAAATTTATGAGTTCTCTCAACAATTTCTTTTTCAGCAATTACGCTATCATATTTTTCTGATATAAAATCTCCTGGATATCTTGGAAAAGAAAGTAAAACAACCTTTCCAAGATCTGGAAAACGAGAATCTACAGAACCACGAAACGCTTTATAAATATTTTCTGCAGTCTTGCCTTGTTCATTACCAGTTCCAACTTCAGACGCAAATCCAGAGATCTCATCAAGAACTGCAAGCAACAAGTTTAAACCCTCATGAGACTCTCTTTCTGAATGTCCAGAATAAACTGTAATCGATTGATCAAATTCAACAGAATCTGCCTTGGCATTATACTTACCAGCAAACCAAGGAGACTTTTCTATTTTGGTTTTGAATCCTTTGAAGAAAACGTTTTTTGCTTGTTGTGCGTTGATAGCGACGTTAATAAGGTCAATAGCATCCCCCGAAGGTTTCCCAAAATACCTTGCGGGATCTTTAAGGCATAATAACTTATAGACAATATAGGCACAAGCAACAGTTGAAGTGAAGTCTTTGCCACTACCCTTCCCAAGTTGTAGAATAATTTCGTTTTTAGTGTATTTGTCATAATATTTTGCTCCCTCTACTGTTCCCATAAGTTTTTCTAAATCTTCTTTTTTATAAATCTGACTCATTGCTTCAACAATTTCATATTGTATTTTTGATAATGGTGGTTGACCTAAATAATTTGGAGATTCAATAAATGTTTTTGCATCTACTGGAACCTCTAAAAAATTATTATCTTCAAGTACTTCTAGAAACTCATTGAACATCGTGGACAATTGTTATTACCTCATTGTCTTTAGCAATAGATGATAGCCTTTTCATGATTTCATCTCTTACTTGTGGATATTCAGAAGCAATATCACGTAAGATTCCAATCAATACTTCTTGTTTTTGTTCTACTTCTAAAATTTCTTCTGCTAACTCTTTATTTTCTAACAAACCCGCTTTTTGTAACATGTCAATTCTTTTTGATTCAATATCTAATACTAGTTTAATTGCATTAGTTTTTGCTCCAAGATTATTATTTAATCCAGCCTCATCAATAACTTCATAGGCTTTAGAAATTAACTTGCCATAATGCTGGTCTGCTGCTGCTAATGCTTCTTTTGCTCTTCCTCGAATTGCATCATTGGCAGAAGCCATGACCTTCCACTCATTAATAAGTGCAACAACTCTAACTCTAGGCATATTTAAATCTTTTGATATTTTAGTTGGATCACTACCTTTTAAATATTCTTCTACTACTTTATTAATTTGATCTAGATGTTCAATAAGTTCAACTTCAGTTGACATATTTTTCCTTTGCAATTTTTAATAATATTAGATACCCAATAAGATCATCTATATCATTGTCACCAATATAGTCTGTACCCTTCATTAGCCTGCTCAATTTATCATCAATTCGGACATGAAGTTGTTCTACTGGACCAGTTTTACTAAAAATTCTAACAGGGTCTAATGCTGAATCTCCATATGATATATTTTTTTCAATAAGCATTTGTGCAATTGCATGACATGTTTTCCAAATACTCATGCCAGATGGCGCACTGATTGAATGCATTATTAAGTCATTGCAGTTAAAATAATTAACATCTTCATATACTGGTTTTAGGTTCATCTTTTTGACTTTCTTAATCCAAATTTTGCAAGGTACACATAAACAGTTTCCACTGTGCATCCACACTCCTTGGCAATCTCTTCTGGAGTCTTCTTATCCATAACATATCGTTTACGCATAAAGACTTCTGATGTATATAGTTTAGCAGTCATACGGTTATTTGTCAACTCCTATTGCTTTATCCCAGTTTTTTATAGCCCAATGTCCAATACCACAAGCATCTGCTATATCATTATCAGTAATAAACCTATCATACTGCATATTAATAAATCTAATTGTTCTTTCTTTTCTTAAATTTCTTTCATAAGTTTTATACCAAGATTCTGATTTGCCAGGATTGGCCGATCTTATGGCAAACTTTTCATCTTTATCAATTTTTTTATTTCCAATAAAATTTTGCCAAGTTATTGGAGAAACTGTTCCTATAATTTTTGTTCCAGTCAATCCTGCTGCTCCTAGCAATGCTCCTTGAACAAGGGCTAAGTCTGCAGCAACCTTTGGAGAATTCATAAAAACTGTGTGCTCAATTACTATAGCCTCAAAACCTCCATAGTAATCTAA